CGGTTAGCCACCCCTAATCAAATTTCTTCGCCCAGTCTTCAGCTAGGGTGGCATAGCTGTTGTCCAGGTACACTGTCCACAGATTGTGCCTATCTGCAACAGTGCGGAGTATTTGGCGGTACTCTTCGTAGACCTCAGGCCCATGAAGGAAAGCTTCGAGTAGCATAGTGATCATCGCGTTCACAGCCAACTCGTCAAGCTCGCCTTTCCCATGAACCATGTGAGCCATTTTATCGATTGAGTCCGTTGCCAGGGCTCCAACCCGGCATCCAAGTGCATCGTGGTACACGCTCTTCCTCTTAAGGAAGTCGATCAGGTCTCTATCAACACAATCAGCTGGATCACTACTCTTCGCCGCATCAGTAATTTTCATTCCAATGTGATCAAAGTATTGCGATTTAGCTGAAAAGTTGCACACATCTCGAACACTTGGGTCACACCCACTCTGCCCATCATCACCATAAGTGATTATCCTCTCAAACACTCGGAAACCCTTTTTGAGAAATTCTTCTCTCCTAGGGTGCAAACGAGTATTCTCGAAGAAAGCAATGCGGTTGTGTAGTGAATTTTCAATGGAATTGCCATAAACTGTGATCGAATTTCCGCTCGACCACAGAAAACATGTGATAACTGTACCATTCCAATCGATGGTTGGGTTCCGAAGTTCATCGGCTATCCCATCCATAACCTTGAGATCTCGCTCGGAGTAACCAAACTCCTTGGCGATTCTCTTGAACACGTTCAAGGACGCAATCATTACGTCCGCCGAACGTTTCAAATCGTATTTGGAATAATCCCAATCTGTCATCATGTTGTCAGTTGCTAGCTCTTGCACATGTTGCATCACAGCTTCCCATTCGGGACTCGCGCAGTTGATTCCAACCATACACTCACTCAGTAGTGGATTTCGCGAGATGAATTCAACAATGGGCAAGTAATACTTGCGAACCATCAAGGCAAACACGCATTCAAGGATGTAGAAGATCCGAACTTTCTCAGAATCTTCAGCAACAATTTCATCCTTCAAACAAGTGCGTGTCCAGACTCCATATTTTTCACCGCGTTCGAAGAAGTCTTCCATCTCATTAAAGTACTTGAGAGCTTCATCAGACAATTTGAAACGCTTCTCATTGTTCTGTCCGCGTTCAATTTCTTCGAACAGGTCACTATCGACCTTCTTTCCAGAACCTTTACCAACCGGTCCAATTGAAGATTTCATATTGACCATCTTCATATAGATTGATTCAGGTATCCCATTGACCATTTCCAGGTCAGTAAGGACCCGAGCATAATCTGGATGCTCGGCGGTATATTTCGGAACTTCTTTCAGCAGCACGCCGCAGTAGTCATCGTAAGCCCATTTAAGAGCTGAGGGTCTCACTTCCCATGCTCCTTGAGCAACATGCTTAAGAGCTAGGTTGTGGTGCACCCAAGGGTGCCGCATGTCTGGCGCCTTCCATTTGTTGCGCTTTCCAGACACTTCTGCAAACGTATCACTGATACTACTTTTCCGAACTTTGGAACGATATCTCACGAGATCAGGGTTGTTCCCTAGTACACATATACCATTGTACTCGGCTAATTCTTCAAAAACTTTCGTTAAAGGGTGTGGTCCTTTACCCTTTATCAAAGAAAAGCCTAATCGCTCCTTAGGAGCAACCCCTGCTTCAGGCGTGGAAATGAATCCTGGGTGATCCGCCATGGACTCAATGTATTTTTCCACGTCCTCTTTCATGATCTCTTGGGCATTGCCCAATTTTCCACCAAAAATAGTGTGGTCTCCAGAGATGTGAAATCCTAATATCACACCTTTCCGGACAACCGGTGTGCCACAATATCCGACTTGTGTTCTTTTCGAATTGTATGTAACACCACGACCGCAACTATAACCACCACAATCCACTTTCTCAACGTATCGCGCATTCGTGACCTCAGGATCTTCTCTCAAATGAACAAGAGTGCACTTGTGACAATCAGAGCCAGTTTTAGTTGGCAATAGATCAATCACATCATGCTTGACCTTTGGTGCTTTCGGAACATGAATAATGACACAATCCTTTCCAGGTAAACATACTAGAGATTCGGAATACACTCTCACCTTCGTCTTAAATTTCTGGTGATCAATGTAAACATCCGTTTGCTCTTGAAGCTCATCTTTGAAGGGGTCGGGCTTGAAGAAATGTCGGGGCATCATGAGAAGTCCACTTTTGATGAAAGTGCCTACAACTTCTACATCTTGCCCGCCGACTTTTGCTTTAACCTTGCAAATATTCTTCTTCACTCGAGCAACAGTATCATCATCCGTCAGCCCATTGTTGGCCTCGCTCTCGGGTACTTCTCTACTAAAAGAGAAGAATGAATTCCAAGATGATTTTTCATCGCGAGTTATACCTCCTTCAGGGCGAGATCGGATTATGTTCCAAATGGCAAGTCCTGTCATAATTACTCCTAAGACGCCAACCGCTGTCGGCACCAAAGAGTTGTATTCCTGGGGACTTCTACGAATTTTGTCGTACAATCTCTTCTGCAATTCCTTATCGCTTGAAGCTCGCATCTGCAATTCTCGGTATCTCGCTTGAAATCCGAGAGTCCTACGAAGCCACATGTACAAAAATGATACAAAGAAATAAGCGACTGACATGAAAGTTGGCAAGTGCCACCAATGCGCCATTCTTTTGACCAAAATGTACGTAACTCTTTCCTCTTGATAGGACCAAAAGTAGTACAACTGCCCAAGCAATCTCTGTATGAAATTCAAATCAACGTAATAAGCCTTCCAGTTGAGATGCTCGAGAGTGTAAATGCCTTTTGCAGCATAAGCTGCGCGATTGTTCATGACATGGTTTGAATACTGTGGGAACAGCGGTAACCAGCCATATTGAGTGACGTGATACACGTGTCGTTGTGGAAATTCCCATTCGAATCTTTTATATCCAAGTGAATCTGATGCAAAAATGAAGACGGTACAAAGTAAAAATACAATACATGCAAGTGTGAAAGCGCGCTTAAGCAAAATGCGCGTCGGCAAGAAAATTTGTTTTTCGGCTGCAACCAGCCTGAGAAAGCGGTCTTTTGCTCGACCGAAAAAGCTGAGAGAACCATCTTTCTTCCTCTCCCACTCTCCAGGTATCAAACTCAGCAGTTTAGTGCCAAGATAATCTGGAAAGTGCCCAATTTCCTCCATCAACTCCTCTCTAAGTGATTCTGTAGTGGCACAGTCAATTGACCAAAGCCACTTCAGTTTCACAAAGGGATTGAACCAGGCTACGGCAGCCTCATACGCAAGCGAGGTGCCTAAGCCTAAGAGGGATCCCATAGGATTGCCAGCCTCCGGTTCACAAACAGATTCGGGGTCATTGCCACAATATGTACAATAGCAACACCCAGCTTCATATGAACACGGAACTCCAACTCCATCAACCTTCGGTTGAGCTTGACAGCAGGAATCATCCTCCGTTGTGAGGGAAGTATTCACCTCACTTTCACTCTGCTTGCCGCAAACGCAAAAACATTTCAAACGTTGGCATGCAGTGCAGCCTTCCAAGGCTTCTCCACTTTTCCTCTTCTCCTCAAGTTTGTCCTCATTGGCATAATGTTCTAATGCCAGCGTGCGAAGCAGCTCAAAACACTCTCGTGTGTTGATATTCTCACTGCGTTTCCCATCCACCGTGAAGTACTTCCTCGTCTTGTTGCCTGTGACATCATCGTAGACGATTTCATAGACACTAAACAAGTGGTAATCATTGGTGTCATCAACTTTTCTGGGGTCAAACCTACCGTCCTCGTCAGCATACTCGGGTTTGACTTTCATGTATACCGACGTGTATCTTCGTGTCCACGCTCCTGGTGTCTTTGCAACATGAATGAAGGGCTCTTCCGTGTTACCAGTAGACACAACTGAAATGTGGGTGAGGGTGACCTTGGATTTATCTTCCAAGTTCGAACGGTTGGGATGATATGGGACTGGATCAATAAGCGCAAGCGCAATTGCAAACGCCACTTCCAGTGATTTCGCATACTTTTCCTTGATTGCGGAGGTTTCGTTGATAGTAATTGTTTGAGTGCTATTCGCGAGATTGTCAAAAAACTCGGACATGAGATTGATCTGTGCATTGTCTTCCGGTCGATAATCGACTCCTCGTGCAAGACAATGCAACTTGTGTATAGCATTTGCAATGAACGACTTACCCATCTTGGGCGGTCCATGCAGGTGAACTCCTCGAGCGACCTTAACAGCATCTATCTTCATGACGAAGTCTTTGATCTCATTATAGAGAGCTCCGACTTCTCGAATCAGGGAAGACGCTTGAAGGGTGGTGAACTTGTCGCGCTCAATTTTACTCAACACTATCAGGGTATTGTAGACGGTCTGGATGGCAACGAACTTTTCCTGTCGTTCCTCCGTGGTTGCCGCCTTGCCACGTTTCACATCTTTAAACCATTGATCGATTTTATAATATGTTTCGTGGCATTTGGCCAAACCTCCTGAATTGAGGGTCAAGGGCTTCAAACTGCGTTGCTCTAAGCAAGCTTGTCCAACAGTTGAAACCCAATTGTACAATTTCAAAACGTGATCGATAAGGTCAATGCCATTGATTTCATCAGCAGTGGCATGCTCCATAATCTTGTCATGAAGCGGATGACTGAATTCGATGTTCCGAATTTTGCACGTGGAAAGAGCAAATGCCGTTCCAATTACATACGACAAATGCTTTGTGAAGACTCCTTTCTTAAGTGTCTCCCAAACAGCGAGTGCTGTGGGAGGAAGGGTCTCGGGTTTGCTGGCTTGATTCTCAAGATCAAAAATTTCACGTAGACTCTTGCCCTGATAAGCTTCGGGCAGATCTGCTTTATCTACATATCCTTTGAGTAAATCGTGTAAATTCATGACCAATCCATCATCTAGGAGAGCATCAAGGAAGGCAGTGCATCGCGTCAAAACTGACTGCAAATTTGTGTCGGATTGTAATCCAATTGCGAGCAATACAACTTGGCTAATTGCCTTAGTGCCTTTCCTTACCAGCGTGGGAGAAAAAGACTCGGAAAGCTTGGAAGTCATTTCTTTCATCTGCGATCCGAGAGTGGATTTGACATAATCAATGTTGTCGCGACCCAGATCTGTGTCAGCAGCTCCGGGTAGACAATGAAGATCTTGCAATTCCGAAAGGTCAAAAGCGATTCTATCTTCTCGTTCTTTGACACTCGTGTCTTCTTCAGTAGGGACTCCAGTTTCGGGTTCTGACACCCAATTAGGATCCCATTGTTCTTGCTCATTAGAATTTCCATCTTCTGAGACTTTTGTGGGGCGAGGATATAAATCCCGTGGAAAGCATCCAGGGTATAAATAGCCTCGTGGTGTTGGGAGATTCTTTGCACCTATGGTACATTTGATGCATCTCCCGTCCTTTGCGCGATGCTCAAGCAAGTAACTTATATGCTTGTGATCATCTGAGCACAAAGGTGTGACAATACATTCACTGCAGAGTGTCACACCATGTGCACAGCCTCCAACGACTTTGAAGGAAGGATATCCAGCGGCCAAACTGGCGTCGTGCTTTGTGGGTGGCAGCCCACTGGCAGAGAGTTCAGACTGATTATTACATTCACTACTTGGCGACATTTTCAAGGGAACTCAACGGATTGGATACCGCGATCGGTTGTGACGTAACCTGACCAGAAACCGTCATCATCCTGCTCACTAAAGAGCATGCGGACGACGAAGCAAATTTAAACGTAATTTTTTCCGGGTATGCCGGAGCGATTGAAGGCCTCTAGAGGAAAACCTCAAGAAAGGATGCCCATTCGGAAAATCTCTTACCTATCAATACTGGGTGCCAATCCAGTCAAAGCTTTAAATACAAGAGTGTTCAATTGTTCAACTCAAGTCTTCCCACCTCAGGGTATACGTTTCTTCTATGTAGAATATCTTCGCTGCATCATGAAACTTCTCTGTGAAGAGCAAATTATCAATCAGCGCTAATTCCGCGGCGAATAGACGTAATCCTGACGCTATGGTACTAACTATAAAAGGATCAAAAGAAAGTCTCTAGACTGTCTCAATTATATTTAGGGAGCTTTCAGGTTCGCTATCTGTTAATTCAGTTACAGCCCAACTAAGGGCTGTTTCAATTTTCCTACTCCTGGGATCGAGCGACCAAGGCCCCAGGCCGCAGCTTTTCAGCTATAGCGGTCAAGTTGCACATGGAGGGTTATCAGACAAACCAGGACCACTAGCAGTAAGTGGCAGGCCACTTTGTCTCAGTTCTCCAAAGAGGTGACTACAAAAGCGCGTTAAAACTGCACAAAAGAGTGCAGAGTGGTGCATTGCTAATACTTCAAAAATTACTTGTAATGAAGTTACGGGTTTGCAAGTTTGAAATTACTACTTGCGTACCGTCATTTTGACTTTTCCTAGATCTTGTAACAATGCGATCTTACATATAGGTTTACCTTTCAATATATGGATCTTGAAGGTGTAATTCAGAGGTGAGCGCGCCTTTCGCGCTCACTTGAGATAATCTGTTCGGAATGGAACGAGTAACAACATAGTTAACTGCAAAAACAATCGTGTGGAACGAATCAGACACAACTGTTCTAAGGTTCGTGGACGAAGTAACATATTTAACGTCCGGAAACACAAAGGCCTCTTCCTAGAGGCTGCTACTACATTTTCCATATGAGCTCGGGGGGGTTAACCCCCG